TGGAGACCCAGCATTGTCGCACCTTGGCGGATGCTACACACTCCTTGATGAAAGGAGTTCTGTGTGGCAGGCCACTGGTACTACAATGACCGACCCCACCTTCATCTGCGATCCGCAGTGCGGTGGAATCGTGTCCTCTTCTTTTGTTAAGAAGGAACGCGTAGTGGGTCTCCGTCCTGGTCTAGTCGTCCATGCTTCTCCTCTTGCCTTTCTCGGCGATGGGAGGTTGCTCGATGCAATTGCATTGACGCGACAGCAGCTGCGCGGGCGCAACGTTCGTCGCTTACGGAGTCTCTCCGCAAGCTACGGTCATTTCTAACTACTCTTTTGGAGTAATCTCTATGGCACTTACTGTCAACGCGAAAGCGTACACCGCGGATGGCTATGATAAAGATAGCGTTCGTTTCCAGGGCCCGGCTCATACTGTTTCTGCGAAGGACCGTTTGGTCCAACGCAAGTCTGATCCAAAGCCCTCGGCACTGTACTCGGGTAATGCCCGGTACAATGTCAAACTCACTCGGACCCATACCCTCACCGGAGCAAAAACTCCGACGGGCGACGGGTTCGCACAGCTGGACTTTCAGCTGCCTGTTGGTATCCCGTCAGCTGACGTGGATGCCTACTGTGCTGACCTCGGTGCATATATTGCCACCGCAGGTTTCAAGGCGGCCCTCAAGGCAGGCCAGACAAATGGGTAAACCCATTATGTACTGGATCGGTCTTGTGGTTGTCGGAGCAGCCAGTGTGTTTCTGCACTACTTTCCGACATTGCCGAGTCTCTGATGACTCATTGAGTCACTAGAGATTTACCTTGTATGATTTACATCCGTTAAGGAGCAATCATGTCACAGAAAAGACAGGCTAAAATCGTTGAAAAGTCTCAGTTTAGTGAGAGAAACGATAGTGAAGAACTGCTTAAGGCAGTTCATAGCCACAATGAAGCTATGAAAGGTAAGGGTTTAAAGTTCTTACGATCCTTCCTTTCAAATGTTGTACGGAACCCGCATTACGAGGCTGCCAAACCGTTACTAGACCAAGTTAACTCTGGTTCAGTGGCTGGCAGTCTCGCTATTGCGAAGGCGCTGCTATCACAGAAGTATGATAGCGCTGAACAAACGTTCAGAATGCGCCAGATAGCGAGCATTGTCAAGAAATACCCTTTCGAGGGTAATGACGAAGCACGTCGCGCCGCCGCCATCTCTAAATTTAAGAGAGGTGAACGGCGTAACACGCTTTTAAATCTCCTCATGAGGAGACGTCGGGTCTTGACCAAGGGCGACCATCCAGATTGTGATTACTCACACCTGAATGATTCGTTTACGCATGACATGCGACAGTTCATTCGCCGAGTAATTGGTGATGAGCCTGACATGTCGCGCCTCCTTGAAGGTGCTCGCTGGGGTCCCGGATCGACAGTTGGTGTGAACGGTAAGTTCACGAACTATGCTAGAAAGCTTTTAGCAAATTCGTGGACTATCACACCCGCTGCGATTCCATACGCACTACATATCTTCAAGAGACTCCCGGTTTTCTGGGAAGTCTTGGGCCTGACCCATCAATACGATGGGCGGCTCCCTGTCATTTGCCTCGATTCGGATGAATTCGAACGCAGGTTCATGGCGAAGATTGTGCGTGTGCAACATAATAAAATTGCATTCGTACTAAAGGACGCTACTGAAGATCGTACAATAGCGTCTGAGCCGACTCTCAATCAGCTGCTGCAACTTGCAGTTGACTTTGAGATGAAACTATGTCTTAAGCGTGTTGGTTTAAACCTCCACAATCAGGACATAAACAAGATACGAGCCAGAAATGGCTCCGTCTTGTCGGCTCATGACCCGGATAGCACAATTGACCTCACCAACGCGAGCGGCTATTTACATTGAAATTGTAAGAGAGTTGTTCCCGCGGGGTTGGTTTGTGCTACTAAATGCCCTTCGTTCACCTGAGTATCGGTGTCACGAAATGGGACAGAAGCGGTATTCTGCTTTTGCTTCCATGGGCAACGGGTTCTGCTTCCCAGTTGAGACTTTAATATTTGCCTCAATTTGTCATGCAGCCCACGTAAAAATGGGCACTCCGTCAGACTTTGTTGTCTACGGCGACGATATTATCGTCCGTCAGCATGTCACACCCACAGTGCTTGAGAAACTCAGGTACTACGGGTTTGAGGTCAACGCGTCCAAGTCCTATACAAACGGACCTTTTCGCGAGTCTTGTGGAGCAGATTGGTACGACGGTAAGCCGGTTAGACCGGTGTATATAAAGACCTCCCTCGATACTTTTGAGGAAAGGGTACGCGTTCACAACGCCTTCGCACGCTCACACACTGACGCAGATTTTCTCTCGTCATGTTGTGTAGCTTGGTTCCCACGATTTGCTTCTAAGTTTGTTCGCCCTTGGGCTGACAATACCGACGAAGCAATTGATAATCGTTTTGGGCACCATGTGCGGCACCATGTTTGGGACACAACTTTTCGTGTCCCTGCATGGTACGGACTCCGTTTTCGGGCAAAACCCGATAGGGAGGTTGAGCGTCGCAATGGGTTTCCTATTGCTCTTTTGTACGGGGCTCTCTCGGGCGCAAGCTCGAGTTTGCCTTTTGCCGCTCGTCGTGAGACGAGAATGGCCGTGATACGCTTCAGTCACGGCGGTGGAGGTAGCTTATGGCTACCACACCCGCACACAGCACGCGTGATGCGTCCTGCTGTTGTAACTCCGTCTGATTCATTACCAGACTGCGTTATGACTTAAGTGCACCCTCCGTTC